AAAGCCAGGACACGATCACCGGGTCGCCAGGCAGGGTTCGGCCGTCGTACCGCGTGCCGGTCGAGAAGACCGGCGCGAACGTGGACTCTTCTTCGAGTGCGGACCAGATCCCATTCGCCTCGTCGACGAGCGTGACCCGCGCGGCCAGATCGTCGGTCGGCATTATCCCGACCACGATCATCCGCTTCGTCTCCGCGGCGAGCTGGCCGAAGCTCAGGACATCGCCGACCGCCGGGCCGTTCGCCGTTGGGATCGCCCCGCCTAGCGAGATCGACTTTGTGGACACGCTCCCGCCGGGGGGCGCGGAGTTCACCACCGAGTCGTAGGTGATCGCACCGTCCGCCTGCCGGATGCGGACCCCGTAGACGAGACCGTCCTCCATGTAGGCCGCCTCGTCGAGGTCGAGTCCAGTGACACTCCCGCTGCCGGTGACGCCAGAAATCCTGGCGAAGTTGGTGCCGATCATCGGAACGTCGTGGCAGAACTCGACCAGGTCGCCGCGTTCCAGGAAGAAGTTCTCGATGTCCAGCTCGACGACGATGATCTCGGAGCGGAGGTCGCGGGAGATCAGCGAGAACTTCCCGGCCTGGTAGGCCTGGTCTGCGTTGGTGACGCCCCATGTGTCCATCGTCTCGAAGATGGTGGCCGGCTTCACCCCGTCCAGTGCGTCGTCTCCGTATCCGGCGCGGTAGACAATGGTCTCGCGGTTGCTCCCGGCGTCGTCGTTGAAGTTCACGCGAATCGCGTGGGCGATCTCCGGGTAGGTTCTCTGGCCCTGAAGCGAGAAGGCCTTCGTGTTCCGCGGCGTAATCATCGCGACCGCCGCTTCGTCGTTCCCGTTTTCGTCGTAGCGTGGCCGGTCGATGGTCACGCCGACGCGGCCATCGTGGAATGAGATCGAGGCCATGCCGACCGACGCGATCTGCTCCAGGAGGTCGCCCTGTGTTGTCACATAGTCGATCACCGCGTTGACTTCGAGCGGCTTGTTCGCCGGTGTTGCCACGGCCATCGCGTTGCACCAGCCCTGGTATTTGAACGGCTCGGTGTACTTGATGGGCTCCTCCAGGTAGATGGAGTTCCCGTCGATACTCTTCACGATGCCGGACCCGCGGCCGTCCGGGTAGTCGACGACCACGCTCGACTCGTACTCGATGAAGTCGCCGACCTCAAAGCCAGACGAGTCCGCGAGGTGCAAGACGTTCCCGGTCAGCGTCGCGACGGTTCCGGTCGTCGAAGCCTTCGACCAGGGGACCGTCGGACGGTCTCCGCCGGGGATCGGATCTATGTCGATCTGGTAGTGCTTGTCGAGGTAGAGGTTCGCTTCCCCGCGGACGACGTGCGAGTCGCCGGAGGAGTCGGTCACCTTGAGGTGATGCACTTTTTTGTACGTCCAGGTATTCCCCGGCGTGTGCGCGAGGTTCGTTCTGGTGGACCCTTCGAGACGCATCGGGTAGAGGACATAATCGAGCGACCATAATCCCTGGCCCCCGGCGACGTTGTAGCCCGAGTGGTAGTTGTAGAAGACGACCTGGCTGTCGCTGGTTTGGAGCCCGAAGCGGAATTCTTTGTTGAGAACCGAGGCGTCGGTACCATCGGCGTCGTCGCCGACCCAGACGCGCGCGACGTCGAGCTGATACTTCCGGGTGACCGTCGTCGTGTAATTTTCATTCCCGTCGGAGTCGTTCAGATATGGCGCACCCTGCCAGGCCACGTAGGGGCCGCCGCTTATTTTGCCGCCGAGCGTGTCGACAACGATGTAGCAGTTATCGGTCGTGTTGACGTCGCTGTGCGCCGAGAAGTCCCAGTGGAGGTCGACCCACTCGCCGGTAGCCGGCGTCTGCGAGGAGCCGTTGACCTCGGTCTCGGTCGCGACCAGGGTCAGGCCCGACAGCTTATAGATCCGGCACACGAAGCTCCAGCTCGACCACTCCCACTTCGCACTCTCCGGGCGGCGCACACGCAGGTGGACGTGCTTGCCGTTGTCGAAGTCGATATTCGCGCCCGCAGTAGAGAGCGACCGAACCACCTGTATCTGGGAGTAACCGGAGAACAGATAGAGGCCACCGGCCAGCCTAGGCGGTTCGTGGATCGCCCACACTTCGTCCTCGGTGAACTCTGAGTTCATGTAGTAGGTCGAGAGATAGGTGCCCGCGGTCGGACTGCTCGGAGACGACGTGAAGGGAATCGAAACGTCGGCCTGCGGCCCCTCGCACCACTCCGAAAAAGTCTTGAGACGGTCGCCGTCGATGTATTTGTCGTCGACGGGAACGATCCCGCCGTTGCCGCGCAGGACGTCGGCGATGGCCCAGGCCGGGTTCGAGTTCAGGAACGGCGTGAAGTCGGTCGTCTCGGCCGTCGGCGCGACCCAGGCGTCGCCGTCGTAGTACGGGAACAGGCTTTGCGTCTCGCAGTTGACCGTGTCGAGGACGCCGTCGAAAATATCGCTCGCCCGAACTCGCAGCGAAACCTCCGCCAGCTCGGTCTCGTTGACGGCGTCCCCTTCGAGGTGCGATGTAATCCCGTTCCAGCTCGTGTTATTCGCATAGAGTTTATTGTGAATATTCGCCCATTCCGCGGCCTCGACTTTCACATCCCACTGCCACTGGTCGCCTTCAAATGCGATATGGCCGCCGAGTTCGATGGTCACGGTGTACTGCGACGAGGTATCCCACTCCCCCGGTAATGTCGCGCGGATGCACTGGGTCGACTCCGTCTCGCCCCTAAAGGTGTAGTTGACTCCGGTAGATGCGAGAGTCTCCGCGATGTTGCTCCCGAATATTTTCGCCGACCGGACGAAGGTCATATTTCCATTGACTCCGAACTCGTCCGAGACGTTGTCGATGGTCGCCCACTGCGTCGGTCTAAATGCGATATATATGTCGACGGCACTGGTGAAGCCGTCCATGTCTGGGTCGTGAATCCGCGAGGGGCCGTTCAGGCCGAAGGTGAGCGTGACGGTTTTGGTGGAAGTCTGCGAAGTCCTTACGTGTTGACCCGTAGAGCCGCCGACGTGGTAGCCCGTGAATTCCATCAGCAGGATCTGAAGCTCGTCTAGCACCCGGTTGCTCGGGACGAGCGTCGACGGTCTCTCGCCTGGGAAGCCCATCGTAACATCCATGTCGAGGTCTTCGCCGAGGACGCCGACGGCGGACTGGTTCGTGCTGACTTCCAGACCGAGCGGCGCGTTCAACCGAAAACACTCGACGAGGGTCGCGTTTGAGTCTCCAATGTGTTCGAGCATATATTCGATGGCGTTGCCGTCGAGGATCGTCAGCGACTGCGCCTCGGCCAAGCCGTTAACGTCGTAGCTGAACTCGATCACAGGCCGATATTTGATTTTCGTACCGCTGACGATCTCGGTCACTTCAATGCAGCAGGAGCGCCCGCCGCGCGCTGCTGGCAAGCTCATCGTACCCTCTACCAGTCCGCCCCCGCCTCCTTGAGTCGTGGTACTCATTTCCGAAAGAGTCGGGAGATCCCCGTTCTGCCAGTCGGTAAATTCGACCTCCAGAAAAGTTCCGCGCGTGCCAGCTCCATCGTCGCGGGCCACCAGGCCGGCGGTCGTGTTCAGAGCCATCTCCGCGTCGGCCGGGTACGTCGGCCACGTCGTACTATAAGCCCCAGCCCGTTGCGCCCCATTGATGAAGAAGTGAGAAAAAATCTCCTGGTAGTAGACGCCGTCAATCGGCATTCCCCACTCCCTGAAGGTCTGATTCGAGTCGTCCGGGTCATACTCGGGAATTTTGTAGGCCGTCTCCGAGTCGGTCGGCAGGTCTGTCCCCATGTAGGGGCTTCCGCAGCGATGGGTGATCTGCCGCCAAACCGCGTGATCGGTCACCGTCTGGATCGAGACGGTCGTCAGCCGATTCGCCCAGAGGTTTGTGCCGTAGTCCGAGAACGTGTGGAGCCATAGGCGGTCGTCGGTCGCCTGGTAGTTCCCGACCGGGTAGTTCGTGCCAGAGATCCCCGGCGGGTCGGGCATCGTTTTGGTGTAGCCCGCGCCGCCGTAGTTGATGATGTCGGTGTCACCGATCCGAATGTTCGAGATCAAAAGCGGCCCGGTCCCGACGATCAGCCTCGCGTAGAAATAGGTATGCTCGCCTTCGAGGTTCGCGTATGGAAACTGGCCGTAGCTGGGATGGCAGCGGACCTTCCCGAGGATGCGGGGCACCGGCTCGAAGGTCCTGATCGCGTTGCGCGCTCCACGCAGGTGCGGCGAGCTGCGAACCCCGGCGTCGGCCCCTTTCGACCTCGGCGGCTTCGCGATCACCGAGCCAACCAGGCCGGCCGCACCGAGGGCGAAGCCGCCGGCCGCGACCGTCGCCGCGGACATGGACCCGCTGAGACCCATCGTCAGGCCGCCGACGCCGAGAGCGGCGGCGGTTCCGAAACCCATGCCGACCAGGCCGACCGCCGCGCCGGCGATCATCAGATACTGATTCCCGGTGACCGCGCCGGCGATGCTGAGGGATATAGAGATGACAATGGCCGCAATAAAAACCCAAAGCGCCCAGTCGCCCGGAACGCGCTGCACGCGAACCAGGGAGCGGGAGCGGGGCGCGGTCGTCGCCCACTCCTCGCTCTCGACGACCAGGTCGTCGACGAAGATCCGAAGCTCCTCGGGCTTCGCGTCGAACTCGTCGGCGACGATCTGCGCGAGCGTCGGGCCAATCGGCACCAGGACCTGGCGCGTCTTCATCGGGTCGAAGACCGACTCGTGATAGACCACGCGCACGAAGCCGTCGGGCGCGAAGCCGTCCGAAATGTAGGGCAGGGCTAGCCCGACCTCGCGGACGTCCAGCGCTACTTCTCGCGGTGCCGGTAGATGCCGTTGAGTCGGTTGCAATAGAAGCCCCTGTCGAAACGGGCGACGTGGCAGCCGCTCTCGCCTCGCGTGTGGAGAAACTCGCCAGGCCCCGCGACGACGCCGCAGTGGGGCACGTTGAAGATCACAAAGTCGAGCGCGTCGCCGGGCTGCGCTTCCTCGTTGGGAATGCGCCGCCAGTCCGACTCGCGAGCGGCCTGCCAAATATCTCGAACCAGATCCTCGCCGACCGCCGAGTTCCCGACGGTCTCGAAGGACTCGATGGAGATCCCGAGCTGTTCCTGGTAGACGACGACCAGGAGGCCGTAGCAGTCGAGCCCCTCGGCGCGGGTGCGCCCTAGCTCGCGGTGCGGGATTCCGATGTACTCGGAGACCCAGGGCGCTCGCGTCATACCGAAAAGAGGTTCGGGAAAGCCGACGGCGTGAAGGCCTTCGCCGGGTAGGTCCGAGTGAAAAAAGTCGGGGGGGCCAGCTCGCCGTCGACCTTCAGAAGGTTGTAGGTCAGTTTTCGCCAGGCCAGCGGCGGCGTCTCAAACTCCACGCGGTCCGGCGTGTCAGCGAGCGACATTCTGATCGTCACCTCCGGCGCTGACATCGTCGGCGTGATCGCGCGGAAGGAGTTGAGGATCGCGCGGTCGATGTTGTCGATGGAAAGCCTCGCGCCGATGAACTGGCCGGGCTCGTCGTTGCCGAGCGAAATCTCGAAGGGGAAGGGAAGGAATTGGTTTTGCTTCCAGACGAGGCCGCCGGTCGAGCCTCCAGGGAAAGCGTGCGAGGCCGGCTTCGTCAGGGTGATGACGTCGGAGGTGCCGTCAACGGTGAGCGCGCCGATCCGCCCGTAGGACGATGTCGTCCGGTGGATCGCGTTGTCCTGGGTGGCCGAGGTCAGGCCTTCGTCGATGGTGACGTTCGTCCCGGAGATTTTCAGGATCTTCCGGTGGTCGTAGGTTCCATCGTTCAGCAGGATCTTGATGTGGTCCTGGACCGACAGCCCGGAGGCGCTGACGACCGGCACGACCGTTGCGCCGGCGGCGACCAGGCTGTCCGCGACGGCATGGCTCACGCTGCTGGTTTCCTCGACGCGCACGTCGTCGCCGACGGCGAAGTTCGCGTGGTCGGCAACGTGGAAGGAGAGCAGACCGGAAGAGACGGCGGCCTCGTCGTGGAAGAGCGTGGTCGCGGTCGACGTCTTTCCGAAGCCGTGCGAGACCATATCCAGAACCAGGCGGATCGGAGCGGCCAGGGTCGAGTGCGTGATCTCCAGCCAGACCAGGGCGACCTCGCCGGTCGACTCCGCCGAGAACTGCTCGCGAAACGTATCGGAGACGGTGCGCGCCATTTAGACCGGCACCAGCTCGACGCGGAGCGCGCAGGAGTAGCGCCGGTCGGCGTCGGCTCCCGGGACGATGCACTGGACCTGCGGCCGGCCGTCGAAGCGGAACTTCTGGGTCGTGTCCCCGTTAAACTCGGGCACCGGCCCGGTCGAGCCCCAGGTGAAGGTCAGCGCGCCGAAGTTGGTAGTCGTGTCGTGGAAGGTGAGCAGGTCGACCTTCTGCGCGTTCGTCAAAACGAAGCGGGCCGAGTCGACTTCCAGGAAGCGGACGAGCGACGTGTAGCGCGGGCGGATCTTTCGAGGCCCGTGTTCCATGTCGCTCGCGATGGTGTTCCCGAGGGCCTCTTCCTTCGTTCCCATCGGGAAGACCTGCGGCATCGAGTTCGTTGTCGGCCAGGTCGGCATCAGACTCCTCCCGTGCGCTGCGAGCCGAACGTGTTCTGGATCGCCTTGCTCACGTCACCGCCGCGCGAGATGTCCTGGGCGACGGCGCTCTTCGCGCCCTCGAAGATCATTTCGAGCATCCGCTTCCCGGAGTTGTCACGGCCTTCGTTCTTTTGCTCCAGCGGCGAGGGTGCGTGAACGTGGACCTCGACCCCGCCAGCGCCGCCCATGATCTCGTCCCAGCGTTCGAGCGGGATGATCGCCTCGCGGCCGCTCGGGTTGTCGCCGACCATCGCGAGCGTCTTGCCAAGAGTGATTCCACCGTGGGCGGCCACCGGAACCATAAAGTCGGCCCCGACTCCGGTCGGGACTCCGACATTCCCGGCGGGTGCGTTGAAAGCGTTCGAGACCTGAGCGCTCGCCGAAGGCGTCCAGCCGAAGAGCCCGCCGACGAGTTTCATCGCCTCGAAAGCGAAGTCTGCGATCATAGGAAGAAGGTCCTGCATGAAGTTTTTTTCTAGGACCGCGTCGAAATTCAGCTTCGAGCGGATAATCTGAGAAAAGGCGTCCTCGAACAGACCGACCATCGAGTCGGTGAATATCTCGACGAAGCTCTCCAGGTCGCGCGTACCCCGCAGCATTCCGGTCATCATCTCGTCCATGCTCGACGCGATGGACCCGCCTAGGTTTATTCGGATGAACTCGGACGTGTCCTCGAAGAGTCCCTCGACCGAGCGGAGCGTCGAGCCGAACTTCGTCTCGACCTCGTCGAGGTTTTCGGTTGCCGCTTGGGGCACCGAGTCGAACCCCTTGATCGTGTCCGCGAAAAGCCTTTCGAGTTCCGCCTGTTGCGCTCGGGCTTCCGCGATCAGACTGAGGTCGAGGCCCGACACGCCGGCATTCTTCCCCGCGTTCGGGTCGTAGAAGTTCGGGTCGCTGTCGCCGCTGGGGAATGTGAAAGTCGCCCGTCCGGTCTCGTTGAGCGCCGCGATTTCAGCACGCAAGACCGCGATGCCGTGAGCAGCTCTCGCGGCGGCCGCGTGGTTCTTCGCGATCCGCTCCTCCCACGCTGCACCGCCGCCGGCCCACTCGGGCACGTCGACCATCTGCTCCGAGAAGCTGATCCACGCCGAGCGGATCTTCTCGAAGGCCTGGATGAATATGATCGCGAGGTGGCGGCCGAGTTTCTCAAACTCGACGTAGAAGTTATCGATCCACTTCCCGATGAGCGGCCAGTCCTGGAAGAACTCGCGCAGGTCGTCGATGCTTTTGAAGAAGGTCGCCGTCGCGAGAAGTCCGAGAACCGAGACCACCAGGGCGAGCCCCTTGGCAAGAAAGACGACGCCCTTCCCGATACCGGCGAAAATCGCGACGACCCCGGCAAGGTCGACCATCGCGACCCGGATCAGCATCCAGAAATTCCGCACCGCCGCCGTAGCCGCTGGGATCGTGGTGAAGGCGAGCCCCGCGAAGAGCGTGCCGACCATGCCGAGCGACCAGATGAGCGGCCCCATTGCGACCGCCGCGAGCGTCACGACGGCGATCCACTTATGGGTCTCGACTTGAGCCGCGTTTAGGTTGTCGACGTAGCCGATCACCGCGTCTACCGCGTCGAGAAGCATCGGCGTTAGCACGGTCCCGAACGCGATCCCGAGGACGGTTACCTTCGACTTGAACTCGTCGAACTGGTGGGCCATCGTTTCGGTCGTTCGCTTGAAGGCCTTCTCGGTTGCGCCGGCGGAGTTCGTGATGTCCCGCGCGATCTTGATGTAGTCCTTCCCCTGGCTCGCCGCGGTCGACAGCGCGCCGCGCAGGGCGCGCACGTTCCCGATCACCTTGCCGAGCGCGTCGATGTTCCCGTCGAACGTCGAGATCAGCCTGACCATCGCGACGGCGAGGCCGTCCTTCTTGATCGCGTCCCGGACCTTTTGCACCGAGATGCCGAGGTCTTCGAGCTGCTTGACCTGTTGCGGGGTCGTCTTCAGGAACGTCGACATCACGGCGACCAGGGAGGTCGCGGCGATGTTCGCGTCCGCGCCTGCCTTCGTGAAGCTAGCGATGAACGCGGTCGACTCGGCGAAGCTGACGCCCATCGAGTTCGCGATGCCCATCACGTTTCCGAGTGCGCCAGCTAGGTCGGCGGCTTCGAGGTTGCCGGCGCGGACCGCTGCGGTCATCACGTCGGTCGCCTGGGCTGCCGTGAGCCCCTGGCTGGCGAATGCGTTCACCGCAGAGCCAACGGCGAAGGCGACGTCGCGGGTGGCACCCAGGCCCACGGCGCTCGCCTTTGCCGATCCGGTCAGGATGTCGATGGCCTCGGCCCCGCGCGCACCGGCCGACGTGATCGCGAAGAGCGCGTCGGCCAGCTCGGTCGGAGTTTTTCCGAGCGCCGGGCCAATTCTGAGCAGCTCCCTCCGCCACTGGTCGACCTGCTTGCGGTTGACGCCGACCAGGCTCTCGATCTTGGTCATCGAGCGGTCGAAGTCCACGGCGCCCTTCGTCGCCGCGCCCCCGGCCCGGGCAAGCGGTAGCGAGAGCGACGTCGCCATCGCCCGGCCGGCCGTCTGCATCTGCTTCGACATCGTGCGAACGCGGCGCTCGGTGGACCTCGCCACCTTGTTGAACTGCTTCGCGTCGAGGCGGAGACGTGCGACCAGGTTGCCGGCTGCTGCCATGTGTCAGTCCTCGCTTTCCTGGTGGCCCATGTCGCCGAGCGCGATCTTCATCTGCTCGACGATTGCCATCTGCTCCTCGACCGTTTGCTTCCGGTTCACCGGCTTATCGAAATCCGGGACGAAGTCCTGCGGCGTGAAGGCCTTCGTGTTTTTCCCGCGGTTCGAGTTGGCGATCACGCTCGCGAGAATTCCCGAGCGCAGGTCGTCGCGCTTGCCGCCCCAAGGGTCCAGCGTGTAGAACGCCATCCACTGCGTGACCTCGGCCGACGTCAGGCGAGCGTAAAGCTCGCGCGGCGAAGGGATGCCCAAGGCCAGGCAGAGGGTGAAGATCAGTCGCTGGTCGGGGCGGCGTCGGATTCCCCCGCGGCTTCCTCGACCGAGTCCTCCGCGATTCCCGAAAGCCTGGCGGAGGCGTCGAAGACGCGCTGGAGCGCTTTGGCCGACTTCTTGCCGAGTAGTTCGACTTCGCGGTTCTTGAAGAGCCGCTCGCCGTTCTCGTCGATCATGGTCATCGCGCAAAGCTGCACCTGGAGCTTGTGCGCGTCGAACTCGACACTCGTCGAGCCGCCGGGTGCGGTGGTCACCGTCGAGATGGCGGCCTGGAAGTCGCCGCGCTCGGTGCCGGTCATCTCTCGCACCCGCACGACGAGGCCGCCCCACTCGGGGACGGCCACGTCGGAGGTCGCGAGATCGTTGAAGTCCAGAATCATTTCACGGGTTGCGATACCCGTCTGCCCTCGGTCAGTCATCGGAAACTCCTCTAGTGGATCAGGATGCGTAGGTCACGGCTCCGCTCACCTTGAGCGTCACCGAGAGCTGGATCGGGCCGTCGATGGGAGCGGTCACTTCCGCGCCGGTGACGGCAGCGGCGAAACTCCACTTGTCGCTGGCGTCGCCGGTCGGGAACACCAGCTCGTAGTTGTCGACCGACTTGTCCTTGAAGTCGACCAGGACCGCCTGGTGCGTCGTGTTGTCGGGGATGTAGTTGACCGAGAACGAGATCTCGCCCGGGTCGATCAAGCCGGCGATGAACTCGCGCGCGGTCGAGTCCTGGTTCGTCACGTCGACGAACTCGCTCGACTGCGAGGGGCCGGTGATCGTGCCGACTTCGGCGATGGCCGTGAATACTTCGGGGCTCGCGCCGTTTCCCTTTTTGATGAGGGTGCCGAGGCCCAGCGTGGCTGCGGTTGCCATGTTTCAATCCTCCAAATAAAAAGCCCCCGGCCAGCGGCCAGGGGCTTCGCGTGTGGGGCCTCGCCCCGGTTAAAAACTGCGCGCCTAGACTTCGGTGCGCGGCTGAGTCGAGAGCGTGACGAAGACGACCTCGACCGAGATGGAAGCGGACCAGAGTCGCGTCGAGCCTTCCGAGTTCGACTCGAACTCGGTGCTGAGAACTCGGCGACTCAAGCCCAGCGAGGAGCCCATGATCGCCTCCTCGATTTCGAGCGTGGAATATTCCCGGCTCGTGATCGACTTCGAGATGACCGTGAAGCTCAGGCGAAGAACGCGTCGCTGGTTGTACGCCGTCGCGTTGAGCGACTCGCCGAACGGGTCGACTTCTTCGCTCGTGGCTTCGACGACGATGGCCGGCAGCACGCCGTCGGCAATCGCCGCCGCAGGGTCCTCGAAGACATTCGAGCCCGTGGTTTCGAGCCCGGTGACCAGGGTCACCGCGCTGCTGATAATCGAGCGCCGTGCGTGCGCGGTCGGCATCAGCTCGGCTCCAGGATCAGAGCCAGGTCGCCCTGGCCGTCGGGGTGGATTTCGATCACGACGTAGGCCACCGACCGCACGGTGATCGCGTCCCCGCGGACCGGAGTCTGCGAGAGCGCGGCGTTCCGCACGACCATCGTCGGCTTGGTCGTCTCGATCATCGTGTCGCCCAGGAGTTCCTGGTAGACGTGTTCGGCGTCGAAGATCCCGGTTACGGTCTCCGGGCTCTCGCCCGCAGGCGTGAACGTCACCGCTTCACCGAAGACCGACTGGCCTGCCGTCTGAATTCTTTCAGCCAGGTCGAGCCATGCCATAGCGCCGATCCCCCCAAAAAAGAAAGAGAACGCGGCGCGAAGAGGAGAAGGAGAAACCCCCCTCGCGCCGCGTCCTCCAAGGTGCCGCGCGGCGAACCGCGCGACTGCGTCGATCACGCTAGGCGTGACCTACGCGCCGTCGTCGAGCGTTACCACGCAGCCCGGGTCGACGTTGATGTTCAGCACGTTCGTCTGAACTTCGAGCCGCTGGAAGCGGCTGCCTTCCAGGTCCGGGAACGTCCGCGCGTACAGCGGCAGGCCCGTCGTGTTGACGGTGTCGCTGTAGTCCGCGGGCGCGAACCGGGTCTGGAAGATCCCCGAGCCGATGGGGAATGCGATCCCCTTGCCGGTTCCGAGGGGGTTCGACCCGGAGAGGGGTCGATATTCCTCGAAGGTGACGCCCGCGAAGTCGAGGCTCCGTCCCGCCGTCCGCTCGCGCAATGCTGCGCCCTGGACGTACTGGAAGGAAGCAACGATTTCCGCGTTCCCCATGAGGCCGTCGAAGAAGGCCGCGTCGACGAACGCATGGATCGCCGAGTAGGGGCGACCCGCGAGTGCCGTCTCGATGGTGCGAATGATCGCCGAGACGTCGGCCCGAAGCCCGGTGCCATCCGTGTCGACCGTGGCCTCCGACTGGTCGGAGATCCCGAAGACCGTCGACGAGTCGTAGAGCGTCGAGCCGTCGGCGTCCTTCGTCAGACCCTGGAGAGCCGTGAAGCGCTGGTACTCAATCGTCGCGGCGATGTTCGCAGCGAGCGCCTGGTTCCGGCGGTTCACCTCGGCCACAAGGGCCTGGCTCTGGTTGTCGGTCCCGAAGGCCCGAATCCCAGAAACCTCGTCAGCGAAAATCGTATCGCTGAGAGCGACGCGGACGGTGTTCACGTCGTAGAGGGTCCGCAGGTCCGAAGCGACCTCGGCCGGGGCTCCGCCCCGCGTCGTCGACTGAACGAGCGCGACCGTGTTGGCGAGGCGCTCGACGCTGACCTTGGTCGTGGTCACGCCCTGCTCCTCGAAGATTCCCAGCTCGGCGATGCGGCTGGGGCTGTACGCCGGAACATTCACGGCTGCGGTGAGTTCCCGCATCGTGAAGCCGTCGCCGCTGAAGACATCCATTGAAGCCATCGTGTGACTCCTTTCTGTGTATGGCAGAAAACCCCAGAGGGATTCCTAGCGGTAGACGATGCCGAGAGCTTCGAGTTCGCCCTTGCCACTCGCGTCGCTTCCGGTAATTTCGTCGGTGTTGATCTCG